GGCCAGAAGGTATGATTATTACTAGCAGTGTTATTGAAGATGGTACTGTTGGTAGACGTTTTCAAATTCCGCGAGGAATGATACGCGAAGTAGAAGAGATCACTGAAAGGAAAGAGAATGCCGCTTAAAAAAGGAAGTAGCCAAAAAACAATTAGTGCAAACATTAGGATGGAAATGAAGAAGCATCCGAAAATGTCAAACAAGCAAGCTGTAGCTATTGCTCTCAGTGCTGCTGGTAAGACAAAGAAAAAGAAGAAGATGAAGTGAAACATTTTGACTACTCTACAATAAAGGACACTGTTGTTGATGCGTATGGACGAAGAATTGTGCTATCTCTGTTTTCCGAATACTCGCGTGGTGAATTTGAACCACTCTGGAGTTTACGAAAAGATTGGAAGGCCATCTACCTTGAAGTCGCAGACCCAACAGAATATGAAACAGCCATGTGCCTTATTGGTGACTGGGAACACTACTCTCTCATCCGCAACCATCCAAAAATCAAACCAGTGATGGATGCATGGGCAGAAGAGGTGGCTGTTAAACTTAAGAGCGCAGCATTTAGAAAACTTGAAAAACTTTCGACAACTCCTAATGGCACTGCAGCAGCTAAATACATTAGCGAAGGTCAATTCTTCGGTAAAGGTAGAAAAGCAAAGCAAATTACAGAAGAAAAACAAAGTAAAATTTCTGAGCGAATAAGCGAAGATATGGAACGTCTTGGCCTATCAGTGATTAATGGAGAGAAGTAATGCCCTCATCTAAAAATTATAAGCGCGATTATAAAGAGGAATATAAAGTGTCTCAGTCTAGTCCACGTGAGAAGAAGTCACGTGCTATGCGGAATGCTGCTCGTCGCCAATTAATGAAAGAGGGTAAAGTAAAGAAGCACGATGGTAAAGATGTTGACCACAAAACTCCCATTGCTAAAGGTGGTGGGAACTCTCGTTCTAATTTACGTGCTACAAGTAAAAGCGCCAACCGTAGTTTTAAACGTACTAAAAGTGCAAGGATGGCTTAATGGCTAAAATAGCAGAGTCGGACAAGGCTCTAATAAGAAAGGCTGCAGAAGATGATTTGTACACGTTCATTAAACTTGTGGCTCCGCATCGTATTCTGGGTGCTGTGCATGAGGAGTTATGTTCTTGGTGGAACCGAAATGACGCCAAAGACAACCAATTGGTACTACTCCCAAGGGATCATCAAAAGAGCGCCCTGATTGCATATAGGGTAGCTCAATGCATTACTAAATACCCTGAAATAACTATTCTGTATGTAAGTGCTACAGCAGACTTGGCAGAGAAGCAGTTAAAGAGTATTAAAGACATTCTCACCAGCGATATTTATAGATATTACTGGCCTGAGATGGTCAATGAGAATGAGAACAAGCGGGAGAGATGGGCTGTAGATGAGATAAGTGTAGACCATCCCAAACGAAAGGCAGAAGGAGTGCGAGATGCCACTGTGAAGGCTTGTGGCCTCACTGCTAACATGACTGGTCTACATTGTAACGTAGCGGTCATGGATGACGTTGTAGTGCCTTCTAACGCCTATACAGAGACAGGTAGAGAGTTGGTTAGGGCAACCTATTCACAACTCTCATCCATTCAGACTACAGGTGCAAAAGAATGGGTGGTAGGCACTCGTTACCATCCTAAAGATTTGTATTGCGATCTAATGGAGATGACAGAAACTTATTACAGTGAAGAGACTGATGAAGATGTAGAGGTCAATGTATACGAAGTGTTTGAACGGCAAGTAGAAACTAATGGTGAGTTTTTATGGCCTAAACAGCGTCGTAAAGATGGTAAGACTTTTGGCTTTGATGATCGGGAATTGGCTAGAAAAAAGGCCAAATATTTGGACATTACTCAGTTTTATGCCCAATATTATAACAATCCGAATGCCATTGAAACTCAATATATGAGTAAAGACAACTTTCAATGGTTTGATAAAGAGAAAGTTGAGAATGTAAGTGGTGTTTGGTACATTGGCGATAAGATGCTAAATGTATATGGCGCAATAGACTTTGCGTTTACAATGAATGCTACAAGTGATTACACTGCTATTGTCATTATAGGAATTGATGAAGATAATTACATTTACATTTTAGACATTGATAGATTTAAAACAAATAAAATAAGTGTAATGTATGACAGAGTGGTTAATGCTTATAAGAAATGGAAGTTTAGAAAACTACGTGCTGAAGTTGTGCAAGCTCAAGGAATGATTGTCTCTCAGTTTAAAGATTATATGAGAACACAAAACATTCTATTTACAATTGAGGAATATCACCCTCCACGTAATATGAAAAAAGCAGAACGTATTAGTGCAATATTAGAACCTCGTTATTCTAATAAATTAGTGTGGCATTATAAGGGTGGCAATTGTCAAATACTTGAAGAAGAGTTGTTGATGAGCAACCCTGAACATGATGATATTAAGGATGCACTAGCAAGTGTAGTGGAAATAGCAAAACCGCCAATGGCTACTAATAAGACATGGCGTAGAAGCAACGACAAAGTGATCTATTCAAGTCGCTTCGGCGGCGTAGCTAGTTAGGAGAGATAATGCAAGACAACATTCAAATGTGTGAATATGAGCCGGAATATTTGGCTAGTTACATCACTGACTATTGGGTTCGGTGGGATATGGCACGTGAACAGTGGAAGGATGAAAAAAAGGAGTTGCGTCAATATCTGTTTGCTACAGACACTCGTAAAACAGAAAATAAGAAACTCCCTTGGAAAAACTCCACAGTTACACCCAAACTCACCCAAATACGGGATAATTTGCATGCTAACTATATGGCTGCTCTATTTCCGTCTGAAGATTGGTTTATTTGGGAAAGCACTGAGAAAACTGATGACATAGCTAAAAAGCGTACAGCTATTGTCAATTACATGAAAAATAAACTTAAGGCTTCTAACTTTCAGTTGTTGGTTAGTAGCCTAATTTATGACTACATTGATTATGGCAACGTCTTTGTTGGGCATGAGTTTGTAAACGAAACCAAAAAAGATTATGACACTGGTGACACCATCAATCTATACACTGGCCCTAAAGCCTTCCGTGTTAATCCGCTGGATGTTGTAATCAATCCGTTGTCTACATCGTTTGAATCCACTCCATTTATTCGTCGTACATTGAAGAGCATGGGCGATTTGATGAATGATGTTGAAACAAAACCCAATCTGCAATATGACAAGGTAGCAATTACTAAAGCTATGGATATGCGGTCTGCCTACCGTGATCGACCTGAAGAGATGAAACGTGATGGCCTTATTGTTGATGGCTTTGGTAGTTTGGAAGAATACATCAAATCCGACCTTGTAGAGATTTTGGAATATTGGGGCGATGTATGGGATCGAGATAACCGCACCTACCATCGAGATGTTGTCATCACCATTATTGATCGTAAGTGGGTTCTTAGGAACATTCCTAATAAGAGTTGGCTTGGCAATAAACCCTTCTTCCATTGTGGCTGGAGACTTCGCACTGACAACCTTTGGGCACAAGGGCCGTTGGATCAGTTGATGGGAATGCAATATCGAATTGACCATCTTGAGAACCTGAAGGCTGACGTATTTGACCAAATTGCCTATCCTGTTGCCAAGATTAAAGGCATTACGGTGGAAGAGTTTGAGTTTGCTCCGGGTGTTACCATCTTCTGTGGAGATGAGGGGGATGTTGAATTCCTTCGCCCTGATGCCACTGCCTTGCAAGCTGACATGCAGATTAACGAACTGATGAATCGCATGGAAGAGTTGGCTGGTGCTCCTAAACAGGCTATGGGTATTCGTACACCGGGAGAGAAAACCAAATATGAAGTGCAGCAACTTGAGAATGCTGCTGGTCGTATTTTCCAAAGCAAGGTGTACTGGTTTGAAAAGAATGTTCTTGAGCCTTTGTTGAATAGCATGCTGGAAGAGAGTATTCGTAATTTTGGTGCTATGGAACGTATTCGCACTGTGGATTCTGAATTTGGTGCAGAGATTTACATTGAGGTTACCAAAGACGACCTTATTGGTAAAGGAAAGTTGTACCCAATGGGTGCTCGACATTTTGCTGAACAAGCTAAGTTTATTCAAGAGTTGAACACGACAATGCAAACTGTAGCTGCGCTGCCTTCTGTGGCTGCTCACTTTAGTGGCAAAGCTGTGGCTAAAGCTCTGGAAGATGCTCTTGGTTGGAGTAGCTACAAGATTGTTAAAGACAATGCTATGGTGTTTGAACAAGCAGACACTCAACGGCTTATTAACCAAGTCCAAGAGGATATGCAGGTGGAACAGCAGGTTCCAGTTGAAGGCCCACCTAATGTAGAGGGTATGTAAATGCTGGTACATTTGAGTAAAAATAGGCATAAAACCACCTCTAAAGAAGAATGGGAAAAGACATGGGAGGGTATGGGATACGGTCTTACTCCCTTGTACACTACCTTAATGGAGATGAAAGAGGCTACTTTCAAGACCAAATCTGATGATTTTTCAATACCCAATCACTATGCTTTGTTAGCTTTTGAAGCTGGTAAAAGGGTTGCTTACCAAGAAGTAATTGATATGTTACCTAAAGGAGCGAAAATGTAGTCCTAAATTGGACATTTGAGTTGTTTTTTACTACTAATACATTATACATGGAGTAATTTAATGAGTGCTGACCAAGCTACAATTTTTACGGACGACCAGTCCCAAACATCTGCCACCGCTGACGGGCAGACAGGAACCACAACTCCTGCTACTCAGAACACTTCTGACATTGTTAGTGCCCTTGTAGGCGAGGGAAAGAAGTACAAAACACTTGACGATTTGGCAAAAGGATACATCAATGCCGATGGCTTCATCGAACAACTTAAGGCTGAAAACCGAGAGTTGAAAGAGAAAGCCACTGCAGCCAAAACAGTCGAAGATGTTTTGCAACGGTTGAATCAACAGCAGACTACACAGGATAGTGACCCTACTCCTGCTCCCACAAAGGGGGTTGATGTAGCTGAACTGAGCAAGTTGGTTGAAGCTACTGTTACCGGATTGGAGACACAGAAACAACGGCGCAGCAATATGCTGAAAGCAGATGCCAAAATGAAAGAGATTTTTGGTGAAAAAGCTGGAGCAAAGTTTGCAGAGTTTGCAAGCACTCCTGAACTGCAGAAAGTGTACACTGAACTGGCTTCTGTCGATCCTGATAAGTTTATTTCATTATTCAGTGGAGATGTTCCTAAGAACACTGGAGTAGGTGGTGCTAGTACAGTGAATACCACTGCCAGCTATTCTTCAGCCAACCCTAGCGGTAGACTGCAGCAGTTTGGCACAAAAGAATATTTTGATAATATTCGCCGTACTGATCCTAAAACCTATTACAGTACAGATTTCCAACTGAAGATGGACACTGCGGTTAGGACAAACCCTAACCTCTATTACAAAAAATAAGGAGTTTTTATGAGCATGAACTATGATGCCGTAAATGCCAACCTCGTTCGTTCGGAACTGTGGAGTGACCAGATTAAAGAGATTCTTCTGGATCGTCTGCAGGGTACGAAATATGTTCGTTGGCTGAGTGGCTTTCCCGATGGCAACCAATTCACCATTCCGTCGATTGGTGAAATTCCGATGCGTGAAACGGCTGAAAACAGCCCTGTTGTGTATGATGCGATTGACACTGGTGAATTCAACTTCACCATTGATCGCTATGTCGAAAGTGCGACATACATCACCGACAAGGCAAAGCAAGATGCCTATTACGCTAACCAACTGATCGCTTCGTTCGTTCCGAAGATGCGTCGTGCGCTGGAAGAGAACATGGAAACCTCGATTTTCCAACTCATTCAGAGCCAAACGCTGTCTGATCCGAATGCTATCAACGGTGCTAACCATCGTTTTGTTGCTTCTGGCAACACCAACACCACGCTGACTCTTAGCGATTTTGCCAAAGCTAAATATGCCTTGGACAAAGCTAACGTCACTGGTACTCGTATTGCTATCGTTGATCCTTCGCAAGAGTATGTCCTGAACACGCTGACCAACTTGGTTGCTGTTGAGAACAACCCGCGCTTTGAAGGTATTATCAATAGCGGTTTTGTGAATGACATTACTGGTATGGCTTTCATCCGTAACATCTACGGTTTTGACGTTTATGTTTCCAACTATCTGCCGACTCAAGGCGCAGAAACGATTTCTGCTGTTGCCTCTCCGTCTGCTACGGTGGTGAACCTGTTCTTCGGTATGGGTGGCGACATTACTCCGTTCGTGGGTGCATGGCGGCAAGAGCCGAAGGTGGAGTTTGAGCGCAACAAAGACCTGCGTCGTGACGAATATGTTATGAATGCTCGCTTTGGTCTGAAGCTCTATCGCCCGGAATCGGTGGTTGGCATTCTTTCCAAGAACACTGTTTAATAGGAGAAAGATATGGCTACTATTGGTAAACGTGCTGCAACATGGTCGAACTCGGATGGTCTGGTTGTTGGTTATGGTACTAACCAACCGGCTATTTCGGGTGCTCCGGCTAAGAACTACGGTGGTATTAGCGGTGCTAAGTCTGCTGTTCAGAAGTTTGACTGGAAAAACCTCAATGCTGGCGATGCGCTGAAGATCACTGTACCGGCTGGTACACGTGTGTTGGATGTGCGTCTTGTGGTGGACACTGGTTTCACTTCCACTGGTACTAACACCATTACAGTTGGTGATGCTAGCACTGCTAACGGTTTTATCACGACTTCGGCTGCTACCACTACAACGATGGCTAGTGCTGGTGCTGTGATTCTGCCGGATGGTGTGTATGCTTTTGGTGCGACTGATACGGGTGCTGCAGAACTGAAGAGTTATGCTGCTGCTACCGACATTGTTCTCGCCACTGGTCATACCGATTGGACTG